GGGAAAACGTTACAAAATGAGCAAAGGCTCATCAAAACGAAAATTCAAAAAAAATACAGGTGTTAACAAAATGAACACCAAACCCCGCCCAATGCGTGGCGGAACACGTCTATAAATGAATGGCGTGCTTTCATCCACTCACGGCTTACCGCGATAGCCACGGCCAAATAAGATTCGATGAAAAAAACAATGGCGACCCGATCAAATTACCCTGTGGACAATGTATCGGATGCAGACTTGAACGATCTCGACAATGGGCAATGCGAATCGTCCACGAAGCAAGTACTCACGAAGATAACATCTTTATTACACTCACATATAACGATGAAAATATACCGCCTGATGGCTCGCTTATTAAATCGGATTTCCAGAAATTCATAAAGAGACTAAGAAAACATGCTAAAAACAAAAAACTTAGATACTATCATTGCGGAGAATACGGAGATAACACAAACCGACCTCACTACCATGCTATTATATTCGGGTTCAACTTCAACGATTGGGTCTATCTATTCGACTCTCCTAGCGGCGAGCCTATATACACAAGCCCGACT